TACTTTTGCGCGGCGTCGATTTCCTGGACAGTCCGGCCTGTGTGGGCCGCGACTGTCTTGGCACCGCCGCCGTAGTTGGTGGCGTGGCAGAACACCTTGGCGAATTCCCTCGCGTGCTTGAGGGGGCCGCGATGATCAGGATACTTGGGGTGGGATTCGACTAACTCATCCAGGGGCGGCGGATTCTTCCTGGCAATGATGTAGGCATTGAGCAAGTGCATGTCCACTCCACTCTTCATCGCCTCGATCCACTCCGGCTCGCCGGCTTCCCGCACTACTACTTGAAGATCCGCCCGATCCAGGTCCATATCGAAGAACGTAAAGCCTGGGTCCGGGCCATACATACTGCGAATGTTAGGGAGCTTAAAGTCCATAGATCCGCGAGCCGCAGCTTTTCCTGACGATTTACTCTTTTCAGAAGGGATAGTCTGGAGATTTCCACCGGAACCGAAAGGATTCTTGGACGAAGAAAGGCGATAAGAATACGGCGCAGATTTTCCACCAGCATCTCCAGCTATGTTGAAAGAACAACGCATCCGCTGATCGTCATCCAGGGGCATGTTGACGAAGTCGCCCAGGAACTTGTTGAGAGTCCTAATGTCAGCGATGGCGTTGCAGAGGGGCTTGACGAGAGGTTCCTTGGCGGCGATCTTGCTGAGAGCCTCGTCGTCGCAGGTTGGGTTCATGACTGTGCGGCCGCCGGCGACTACGCGCTTGTAGATCACGGGTTGCTTGAGGTCGTCGTAGAAGAGGGCCTGCATCTGCTTTGGGGAAGCTGGATTGATCGTATGACCAAGGACGTTGTAGAGAAAGGCCTCGCGGTGAGAAAGTTCCTCTTGAATATCCATTGCCATCTGGTTCTTGACTTCCGGCAGGATGCGAACGCCTCGAATCATAGCGGCAAGGACAGGCGCGAACAAGCGCTGTTGGGCGGCATCAACTTCCTTGAGTTTCATGGCCTCGGCAGTTTGCTGGAGAACCTCCCCGGCCTCGCGAGTGTAGACGCAGTCTTGAAGGTTGTATGTCCAGCGCTGTTCCTCCGGTACATCGGAGGCGATCTTGCCTTCATCTTTCCAGTAGACGTACCAATCGCAGTAAAGGGAGGCGATAAACCCAAGGCCTTTAGGCAGCGCACAGAACACACTGTGCTGGGTTATCATTGTGTCTTGGCCATTGGGCGGGAGGAAGTGCCAGTGACGATAGACATACTGCGCATCGTAGAGACCGTTTTGCCAGCGAATCTTGACGTTCGGATGTGTGAGCAAGCGGTAGAGGGCGAAGACCAGAATGGCTTCCTCGTCGGCGGACCAGTAGCCTTCTGGCTGGCCGCGAGCCATCAGCGGAATGCAGAGGGCGTCAGTGCGAGACCAGCTGAATCCGATGCAGTCGATGTGGCCGTTGCGAGTTTCAATGTCGAAGTCCAGCCAGATCGGGCGGCTGTTAGACACGGCATCGTTGAGCAGGCCGCCGAGGACCGAGTGCGCCTGGTGGAAGGAGGGGCGGACAAGGAATCGCCAGTTGGGTTTATTGTCCCACTGGCGAGTAGTCATGTGGCGCTTGACGCGGCGGAGATCGTTGAGGACGACGGCTCGCTGGGGCCACTCACGCAATACCGCTCCGGGAGTGAGGGTCGGAATAACCTTGACTCCCTTGTCCGTGCTCAGCTGGCTTCCACGCCACTTGAGAACGCTCCATTGGCCAGTAAGGGCCCAGGCGGCGAGATTTCCCATCGCAATGATGATGTTCGGCTGGACCATCTCGATCTCAGTCTCGAGTTCGGCTACGCCCTCATGGATGTGGTAGGTGCAGTAGAGGTTCCTCAGCAACGTGTGGTGCTGCGTGATGTCTTTTTTCTTCAGCGCGATCCAATGGCTGATCAAGCCATCAGGCGGGCGCTGCTTACAGGCGTAGGTGAGATAGCACTCACTTCGCATGATCCCGGCTTCGTGAAGCATTCGGTTGAGCTCCTGGCCGGCGGACCCATCAAAGGGCGTGCGGTCGCGCTCGGCTGGGAACTCTCCGACGATCATTACTCGGGTAGGAATGGGGCCTTCTCCTCGAATTATCATTTTATAATCCCAACGAAAGGTCGAGTTCAGCTTGCTCTTGGAGTTGCTTGACGCGCCCAAGGGCTATGCCGTAAGAAGTTTGATCCATCTCGATGCCGACTGCGCGGACCTTGAGTGCGTGGGCCGCCGAGAAGATCGGGCCGCTGCCGCAGAAAGGATCGAAGACGGAGTTGCCGGGGAGGCAGGAGCGGCGAAGAAGGTCTTCGAAGAGCGCGACTGGTTTCTGTGCCGCGTGGCCGAGGTTGCTGTCCGGCGGGTAGTCAAGCACGTCGCCGAGCATTTTGAGGATTGGGCGCTTGCCCTTGACAGCGTAGAGGAGCGTTTCATACTTGCGCTGGGGGCCTTGCTCCGGCCAGGGGGCGCGCATACCGGATTTCTTGTACCAAATCAGGGGAGTGCGGAAGACACTCCAGCCGGCGTCGGCGAAGGCGTCCTTCATGGAAGGGAATTTATCAATGTCGCAGAAGCAGTAGAGATGCGCCTGGGCTTTGGCGAGCCGGAAGGACTCGGGAGCGAGAATTGCGAGGAGTTTGTAGAAGTTATCCGCGCTGTCCGTGTAGCCGTGCGCGCCCGCTGCCAGGCCGCCGGAGTCGCCGAACTCATCTGCGCCCATTCCATAGGGAGGATCAGTGAGGATTACGTCAAATTGCCCTGGCTCGGCCGCCGCCATCCAGCTGAGTGAGTCCGCATTCACTACCTGGTGAAGGTCAGCGGTGAAGGTCCGCCCAACCGTAGCACCGAGCTCTCGATGCTTCGCAGCGGTCTCTTCTTTGCGAAGGATCTTAAAAGCTTCATCGACGGTTTTTGCTGCTTTGACCGCGGGATTGTCCAGGTGACGTGCAACAATAAGTTCCCGCCGCGTTGTTTCTTGATAGATTCCGTCGGCTGACCCGCGGACTTCAATCGCAATATCAGCAACAGTTGGCGGAGCTTCGCCGCGTTGCGCTGCTTGAGCTTGGCGGAGGGAGGATAGACGTGCATGAGCGGCGGCCCTTTCTTGCCAAGTAAGTGCTTCGCGGTGGATGTTTTCGGAGAGTTCGGCCTCTTCCGCGGCCAGGTGGTCGAGGTCGGAGAGGAGCGTGTAGGGGATGAAGTTCGGGCGGACAGGTTCTCCATCGTGTTTGAAGGTGCCGCCGAGGGCGTAAAGGTCAGTTATGGCACGGAGGCGGCGCTCGCCTGCGACGAGGTAGTAATCCTCGCCGACGATGCGGAGGATGATAGGGTGGAGGAGCCCCTGGGCCTGGATGACTTCCGCTAATTCGCGAAGCTTTCCCTCGTCGAAGATTCTACGCTGGCGATCAGGGGCGATCTTGATTGCTTCGATGTGAATTAATTTCATAGATTTCTCCAGGTACGGTTGGTTTTGATTTGACTAATGCAGCTGTAACTGACTGCGTAGTCTTGGGAAAGTTTTGTAGCTTTGACGCCCTGCTTAAGAGCGGCTTTTATACAAACAACTTGGTTTGCAGTTAATTTAGTATCACTGCGATTTTGTGCGTTTTCAGCTGGAGTTGCCCAGCGACAATTATCTTTTGTGTAATCTCCATTATTATCTTTACGGTCTAGTTGCATGCCAGGAGGACAGTCGCCCATTTCAGCGTGAAAACGCCTGAAATCTTCCCACTCGGGGGGATAGGTAATATCCAGCTCAGCGTGGTATTTGGAAGTTTTGCAGCGGGCTCGCATAGCATTCCAAGCTATATACGTTCGCGAGGCACTTAGTCCATGTGTGAGCATACTATTTCCTATGCAAGCTATTAAACAATCTCCGCAGAAGATAGCTTCTAGCCAATGAAACTACCGTAAACAGTAATCCTATAGCCAGGTTATCTTGAACCGAGACCCTGATACCAAACCAAGGGAATACGAGCAACTGCGCCCCGACAGCTATCCCGTATCCGATGGCTACGTTAGCCAGGGATTCAAGAAAGGAGCCGAGGCGCGATTGCATGATCAGCTCGGCAGGATGTTGCTGACACGCTCCTGGATCACGTCCTGGTAAAGTTCGTGGCTGACCTTGACCTTGACGACTTTGCCCTGGAGCTCGCGCCAGGACCAGGGGACGCCGGCGACGTTGGTGCCAGTAGCATCGCGGTAGTCCTTCTGGCGGCGGTTCTTGCCCTTGCTGTTGTCGAGGGCGCCTTGGGGGGTCAGGTCCAAGAACGCCCGGTCAGTCAGGGTCAGCTCCGACGGAATGCCGAGGCCCTGGACCGACGCCGGCACCTGGATGCGAAGCGGGATGAGCATGGAAACCCAGGGCTTGCCGGCATTATCTCCCTTGCTGATGGTGCCAGAGTCGGTCTTGATTTCACCAATTACAGCGGTGTAAAGGCCGTTGGTGTCGTCAGGATTTTCGGTCGGCAGCGGAGGGCGCTTCTCATTGACCTCGTTGACTTGAGCGTCAAGGAAGACGGAAGGATCGAATTGCGAAACAGATTGGTTCATGATGAACACTCCAATTTAGGGAACACAGGGACACTTGGCGCAGTCCCCTTCTCGCATCTGACTACAGATATGTTACGTCCTTTCCGACGATGCGGAGTTGGACTTGGTGGTTGAAGCTGTTGAATGGGCTGGTCGGTTGCTTGATAGCGAAGTCGAGCCATTCCATCATGCGCTTCTGCGTCACGCCCGGCGGCTGGGGGACGCGGACTTGAATGAGGAGAGTAGTGAATTGCTTGCGGCCCATCACACACCTCCTGCACGTTTGGCCCAGACGTCCATGATCAGCGCGAAGTTGGGCTCGATCTTGCTGCGGTAGCCAAGGGAGCGCGTCTTGGTGTCTACGCCATAGGCCGCGGTGTCCCAGTAGAACTTGTCAGCGTCTCGCGTGGTGTAGATCACATCGCTGAACAGCGTGGGGATTTCAGTAGCCAGGGCCTTGCCAATTGCCTTGATCATGATCTTGGTGGATTGAGTGACTTGATCCGTCTCGCGGTCCACGTGGGCAGTCATGACGAAGGGACAGTCAATGCCTTGGGTGAGCAGCCGGAGGAAGTTCATCAAGCTGTTCTGCGCCACGCCGTAGTCACCTGGGGAGGCCATTGGGCGCGCGCCGACTTGCATCTTGAAACAAGCATTGCTCAGCTCCGTGAGGGAGTCGATTGCGAAGATGCGCTTCCGCGGGAAAGCATCGACGGCTCCGAGTTCCTTGCCAGTCCGATCGTCCTTGAAGTTGGAGCAAGACTGCAGGATTTTCCAGAACGCATTGTTCTCTCCGCCGCGGTTGCCATCCACGGACTTCGCGAGGGCTTCATACGACAGCTTGCCGATGTTGTCAGCGCTGGCCATGAGGGCCTTGAGGCTGATGGGCTTGGTGCCTTGCTGGTGCCAGTAGACGCAGGCAGGCGGCTCGCGGTTTTTGTCGCGGAAGTAGCCGAGGAGCGTCTCGAGTCCCGCCTCGGTGAAGAGGATTGCGACTTCGAATCCGTTCTTGTCAGCCCAGTCGCAGAGCGTGCCCAGGGCGTAGGTTTTGCCAGTGCCGCCGAGGCCCATCAAGACGACCTTGGGGCCGACGAGTGATTGCTGGTCAGGAGGGGTGGTGATTTCAGTCATAGGAAGCTTTCAAAGTAAGCAAGGTGAATTTCAAATTCTCGCTGGATCGCGGGAGGCTCGAGTTCGTTGAGGTTGTAGGCGAGTTCGCCGGCGAGTAGGGAGCCAGGGATAGTCCACGGGTCCCAATGCTGGCGGCAAGCCACGGTGATAGGCCGAAAGGGCTGAGGTGAACCATCCGGGCGCTGGATAATGGAGCGTGCCCAGATCTCTCCGCAGGTCGGACAAAAGTACGCCCGGCTCATCCAGCCCCAGGAATCAGCGGGCTGTGATGCGTAGGAAAACTTGC